ACGGCATAGGGGCGCTTGAGAATCACGCCAGCCGTAGCGTTCGTGTAGTCCTCAACGTAGCCCTTGGCGCGGTTTTCAACACCAGTGGAGATCAGCTTGGCCGGCACAACCTGCACAAAGGTGCGCGAGTCATCCGATGCGCCATCGTCAACCGACTCGGCGTACAGGTAGAACACGTTTGCACCACCGTTGGCGGCGTTCAGTTGCGGGGCAGAAACCACGCGCATCTTGGGGAACGTCTCCTTGATCCACTGAGCCACCGAAGAGGTGCCCAGCGAAGAAGTGACGGTCAAGTACGCAGCCGAGGCCGTTGGGATGGCCAGGGTCATCTCGGATTCCATCGAAATGGTGTCCTGCGATTGCGTTTGCAGCGTGGCAAAGGCCGTGCGGATGTCGGAGGTGATTTCCAAGAACGATTTGCCGGACCAAGGCGACGTGCCGCCAGCGCCGTTGGGCACGCTGTAGTAGGCGGGCAGGTACGGGTCGTTCAAGAAGCCGTAGGTGCGGCCAGCGCCCGAGTTGTAGCCAAAGAAGCCGATGGCGTTGCGCTGGATTTCCAGGGCGATAGCCACAGCGCCGCGCTTTTCGGCGGAGCTGTTGACTTTCATGCGAGCCGCACGAGCCTCTTCCAGCTTGCCAACCAGCAGACCCTTTTCAAAGCGGACCACGGTGCGGCGTTGGAACTCGGTGTTCCACGATGCCAGGGGCACATTGGTGTAGTCGCCATAGGGCACGGCGTTGCCGATGGGCTCCAGCACGCCTTGGACGACTTCTTCGTCTTCCCAGTTGCCGACTGTCGAGATGCCAAGCAACTCGTCAATCTTGCGGGCGGCGGTGATGGTGCGGACGAAACCGGGGAGCCATGTTTGTAAGAACTGGATCGGCGCGGCAATGGATGCCGTAGTGATCAGTGCTTGGCTGTCCATGCCGTGCGCCTCAGCCATCACGGCCAAGTTCGCTGGAGAGAAGTTGATGCCCATCGAGTCGAGAGCGGCAAATTCGCTCACGTCTTCGGTGGCCATCACCAGGGGGCGTACATCGCGGGGGCCGATGTAGCTGCGTTCGATGCTGCGTTGCATTTTGGTGTGTCCTTTCGATTACGCCAGGCGGATGGCGATCAGGCCCGCACCCGTTTGCGCATCACGGAAGACCGTGGCGCCAGGGATCAGGGTGTTGTTGGCAGATGCCGATGCGCCAGGGGCGACGGTGGACAGGGCGCCAGTGGCAGTGACGTACTGCACTTGATCGCCGATGTTTCCGCCGTTGGTGCTGTTGACCACAACGACGCCCATGGTCAGGAACTCGGCCATCACGTTGTCAGGGATGGTCAGCGTGGGCACCAAGGTGCCGGACGTGGTGCCGATGGATGCTCCAACCTTGGGGTTTGCCAAGATGCCGGCGAACACGGTGGAGCCGTTGGTGATGGCGCCGCCGACAGTGGCAATGCCAGTGCTGTTCGACTTGGTGAAGGCGAAGCCAACGGTGTTGGCGGTGCCACTGGAGTTGACGCGCAGGGTGTCGGCGCGGGTCGGGCCATCAACGAAGATTTCGCCAATGACGCCATAACCGGCGTTGATGTTCACGGTGGATTGAAAGCCCATATCAAGCCTCCTTCTTGGTCAGGTGACGGGTCACGAAGTTCGCGGACTTCGCGGTGTCTTGAGCGACGGACACAGCCTCCTTGCGGGGGGCGATCTTCGCGGCCAGGTAGCCGGTCAGCACAGCAGCTTCTTGGCCGGCGGGGGCGGAGATGCCCAGCTTCTTGACGCCGTACACAGCCACTTCGGATTCGCTCATCAGGGCGTGGTCGAAGGTGCCGATGTGCTCGGACAGTTGCGACGCCAGCGCATTGCGGCGGGCGAACTGTCCAGCCACAGCCTTGAACACCGCAGCCGAATCCATGCCTTCAGATTTGTTGTCCTTCTCGGCAGGGTCGGCGGGGGTTTGCGTGGCACCCTCGTCGGACTCAGGGCTCACGGGCGATTCGGCCTTGTTGGCATCAGCGGAGCCAACAGCGGGGGCCACCGGGTCAGCAGCGGGAGTGCCTGCGTGTTCGGTGATCATCTTGATTGCTGGCAGCAGAGTGCTGACAGCCTTGATGGCGTCTTCCAGCGACATGCTGGGGGCGCCACCATCCTTAGTTTCTTCAGCCATGTCGAAATCCTTTGCGACGGTGAAAGTGAATTGATCGAGTGCGGACCCGTCCAGAACGGAGACTTCTGGACCCATGCGCCCGGACTCAACCAGGGCCAGGTGGTTGCCGCGAATGCGCCGCTGAATGACTTGGTATGGACGGCCCTCGAAAGAGCCATCCGCCCACTCGTACACACAGCGGTATCCGCAAGACAACTCCCGCTTCCCGGCGTCGATCTCTTGCGCCAGGGATTGGGAAAATGCTTTGATGTTTCCGAAGAGCGTGGAGCCTTCGAAATAGACTTCTTCGCCGATCACGCCCTGCACGCCCTTTTGCTCGGCGGGGGTCAGGCCCTTGGCCTTGTCACCCAACATGACGTGCTCATTGATCCAAGGCAGCAGCCGGAAGGAGGCGATGCAATCGGGGTTGCTGAGTTCTTCAGCGGGGCGGTAGACCTGATAGATGGCGTTGGGGTCTGGCGCGTTGGGCAGTTGAATGCCGCGATAGGGGAAGACGCCAACCTTTGACAGCGGGTTGTTCTTGACCTCAAACCAGCCGTTCGTGTCCACCTCTCGGGCAGATCGGTCCATGGCGTGGGCGTCTTGTGCCTGGGCTTGGTCGGCCAATGCGATCTGGTCAGCCACGCCAGGGTGAAGGGGCTCGGGCAGCTCGTCAGGGCCGGCCCACACGTAGCCGTCAGACTCCTCATTGAGCAGCGGGATGAACTGATCGCAGTCGCACAGGAACAGCGTGAAGACGTCCGCGCTGTGGATCTGCTTCAACTCGCCATCGGGCTTGTGGCTGATTTCCTCGTCGGACTCACGCACTGCCGCTTGCTCGGGCGTCTCGCCGTCTTCGATCTTCCCGGCGGGGAATGACCAAGTGCCGCCATGGTTTGAGTCGGCGCAGCGCTTGAGCAGCAGCACGCGGCCATTGGCGCGGTAGAGGATGCCGGATGCGCGCACGTCTGCCGCTTCAGTGGTCGTCTCGGCGGCTGAAGTGGTTTCAATGGTCATGCGGTAGGGGCGTAAAAAAACCCGCGCTAGGCGGGCTGTGCAATGTCAAAATATCTAGACTCAACTCACATGGAAAGCTATGTGCAACGACACGCAATCAACTTTGGCAAGACTGAGGCGCGCGCATGAATGCATCACAGACAGGGACATGGTTATCAATGCATTAACCAAAAAATCCCCATCTGTCAGCGGCCCTCTTTTTGATGTCCTGGCTAATGTTGGGTTGGTTGAAATGCAGGGCAACCAACACAATCAAGCGTTCAGTTGGAATTTTGAAAAGCTCAAAATCATGCAACTTGAAAACCTTGTCGATCTATACCGGCGCGTTATTGGCGAGTTAGACCCAAGCAAAATTAGAGGTTAAAACGCATGGCGCGAGATGCAAGCCAATTGGCAGCAGCATCCGGGCACATAAAATTCACCTTGGTCAGCAGAAAGCAGGCCCAGAAGGCGGCCGCAAACCACCAGCGCTTTTGAATCTTGATGTTGACGGTGATTTGCTGCGCCATATTTATCATTCGTCAGAGTCAAACGTGATGACCGGGCGGCACACGCACCGGCAGAAAATCGCCTGACCCGGCAAACCCTTCTCGCCCGTGCGATCATCAATCACCGGGGGGTCGTCGTAGCCGAAGACCTTGCCATCCAGCTTCAGGTGAAGCTCTCGGGGGTGTTGCGATCCGCCCGTGTGTAGCCACTTGAACTTGGTCACGCCGGCCTGCTGCATTCGCTCAGCACTCAGCGCGGTGTAGACCTTGCGCGTCTGATCCATCGCAACATTGCGGGCGTGTCGGATGTTCTGGTCGTACTTGTCGTTGAGGAAGGGCACCAAGTCCTTCAAGCCCTGCCCCGTTGTGATTGACCGCATCACTTGGTTCTGCACATCACCCAGGTACTTCGTGGGGATGAGCTTGATCAGGTTTGCCGCTTCGGTCGTGCTGGCAGAGATGATGTCTTGCATGCGCCCGGTCATCAGGACGCCGTGGTTCAACGCCAACTGAGGCGCCATATCCCGCAGCGACATGCCGGCGGTCACGGTTGCGTTCTTCAGCGGGGCGGTAGACCTGATAGATGGCGTTGGGGTCTGGCGCGTTGGGCAGTTGAATGCCGCGATAGGGGAAGACGCCAACCTTTGACAGCGGGTTGTTCTTGACCTCAAACCAGCCGTTGGTGTCCACCTCTCGGGCGGATCTATCCATGGCGTGGGCGTCTTGCTCGTCTTGTGCTTGGCCGACCAATGCGATCTGGTCGGCCACACCAGGGTGAAGGGGCTCGGGCAGCTCGTCAGGGCCGGCCCACACGTAGCCGTCAGACTCTTCATTGAGCAGCGGGATGAACTGGTCGCAGTCGCACAGGAACAGCGTGAAGCCGTCCGCGCTGTGGATCTGCTTCAAATCAACTTCTGGCTTGTGGCTGATTTCCTCATCAGACTCACGCACCGCCGCTTGCTCGGGCGTCTCGCCGTCTTCGATCTTCCCGGCAGGGAATGACCAAGTGCCGCCATGGTTTGAGTCGGAGCAGCGCTTGAGCAGCAGCACGCGGCCATTGGCGCGGTAGAGAATGCCGGATGCGCGCACGTCTGCCGCTTCAGCGGTCGTCTCGGCGGCTGAAGTGGTTTCAGTGGTCATGCGGCTGGGGCGTAAAAAAGCCCGCACTAGGCGGGCTTGGGTTTCTTGAGTGGCTAGGGGTGCGGGTCAGGCTTCGCCAATCCACTTGCGCAGTAGATTGATAATGCCGGGCGCTACTCGGTCTTTACCCCA